ATCTTCACCCAGTTTATCCGGTGACCAGGCTGGATCTTTTATCCTATCGCCCCTTTGGTCATATCTGAAATATGTTGCCACGTGCTCCTGAAACTTGAGATACTCTGAGTTTCCAGTGAGTTCACATAACCTTTTAAAAGGTATACCGAGCTCATCATATAATAATATATGAGCTTCGAGTGCAGCAGAGTCACACTTCGGTGCCTTATTCGGCCCGTTAGCAGTGAAGTTAAGAGGAGGTTTTACAATGTAATCCTTGATAGGATCACCCTCTTTCTTAAGTAAATTTAAAGAACGATATTTATTCCTAACGAATTCTTTGAACTCGTTAAGAAATTCTTTGTTGATATTCGCTTTATATTCGATGTTTTCAATATCGATTTCGCGAAAATCTTCTACAATCCTTTGCATGCTGAAAAGCGTGCGGATTATCTGTTCTCCGGCTACGGCAAAAGGACCACGGTCCCTTACCTGGTGCCATAAAGGTCTCAATGAGCCCAAGGCATTTGGCCACTTATCTACAAGTCCTATTGACAATCTGTCAACAGGCTTTATAGTTTCCCACTTCTGTCCCTCCATTAATGCGACGCAATATTGTTGGACAAGTTTGTACTTACTGGTACCAAATTTGATACCTAAGTGAGTAATGAAATTATTATGCATTGTGATGACATCGTCGATGGCCTTCTCAATGTTAAAATTTACTATTAACTCTGGTTTACCCACTTGCTCGAGGAGCTGTTGGATAACCAATTTCAAAACGCCAGTTTTACACTGAAGCGTTCCCGGTAAACGGTCTTTCTGTTTAGGAATTAAACGCATACTCTTTTTAGAAGTAGCTTTCTGAATCTTAGTTTTTATACTTTTCATCTCATTTCTGAGACGATTTAGTTCAGATTCTTCCGCCTTACTCGGTTTTGGCTTAAAGCTAAATTTAGCTTTGTCAGCCGAAGTTTGTTTCTCTTTGCCTATTGTAGACAAAGGTAATTTCTTTGATGGAGAACCCTCTCCAGGAGATTTTATATTTTGTTTAGTAATCACTTGTGATATAGTGGGTGAGGCTATACCTTTCTCAGTATCCAATTGGTTGCTCTTGACAAGAGAGCCATGAATGTCCAGTGTTTTCTTTGACTTAGCCGTTACGCGGCCAGCGATGAGTTTGGAACTCCATAAAGGAGTTTTCCTAGAAAAACAAATTAAAGAACATTTCATAGAAATAATTTTTTATATGTTAAATGTAGTGGACAATAGAAACCTTACAAAGGGTTAACTACCCGGTCGTAAACCAGCCAACACGAGTCCTGCAGT